ACGAGCTCTACTCCACCAACGGCCAGGTCGGCTTCATCTGCACTGAGCGCCTTGACGCGAAGGTCATCCTTCCTGAGGGCATCCAGCTCCTGAAGATGAAGGCTAGCGCCTGATCTGAGTGATTCTGCGACGGCCCTGGTATAGCGCCGGGGCCGTCTGTTTTTGGAGGTACGTATGAAACTGACACTTGAAGATGCGAAGATCTATCTCCGCGTCGATTCGGCGGATGAGGACGAAGCCGTGATCAAGCCCATCATCGCAACTGCAAAACAGCTTGTGAAGGATGTGGCCAGGTCGAAGACAGACTTTTTTGACGCCGACGAGGCCGAAACGGATACCACTGAGGACATCCCCGTCGTCAAGGCGGCGGCCTACCATGCCATAGCGTACCTCTACGAGCACAGAGAGACAGCGGACATGAACGAGCTGACACTGCAGCTCCGGTCCATGCTTTTCAGCGTAAGGGAGGCGGCGTTTTGAACATTGAAGCTATGAGATGCCGCATCACTTTCCAGCGGGCCCAGGTCCAGGTAGATGAGTTTAAGAACCACAAAAACACGTGGACGGATTACTTCACCTGCTGGGCCACCGGAGCCCACACATCCGGATCGGAGCAGACCGACGAGGCGGGCCAGCAGGTCATTCCTCAGGCGACGGTAGATTTCACGTGCAGATGCTGCAGTGAGCTGAAGGCCGTGACAAAGGACAGCTTCCGGATCTGGTTCGGAGGAGATCTCTACAACATCGTAGACATCAACCCCAACGCCTGGAAGAACAATTCTCTGAAGTTCCGCTGTCAGCTGGTGCAGAGGTAAGCATATGAGTTCGAGCAAGGTATCGGTCGATGAATTTGCATCGGCCATCATGGAAGGCCTGATCGAATACCGCGATCTGGTCGCTGAAGACATGAAAGCGGCGGTCGACAAGACCACGAAAGAGATCAGAAAGCAGATAAAGGCGAATGCTCCCAGGCGGCCTAAAGGCGGCAAATATGCGAAGAGCTGGTCTATCAAGAACCTGGACGATACGTCCACCGGAAGGACCGCAGTCGTGTATTCCAGGCAGCCGGGGCTCCCTCACCTGCTGGAGAAGGGCCATGCTCTGAGGCAGGGCGGCCGTGCCGGCGCGCACGTACACATCGCTCCTGCAGAAGAGGCCGGTATCAAGATGTTCGAGAAAGAGATCGAGAAGGCCATCAAACAATGACTTACACAGAGATCGTAAGCATGCTGGAGTCCATCGGTCTCCCGCTTGCATATCATCATTTTGAGGAAGGCGAATCACCGGATCTGCCATTCCTCATTTTTTATTTTCCGAACACCGACAACTTCGGTGCAGACGACAAGGTCTATCAGAAGGTGCAGATCCTGGACATCGAGCTCTACACCGATAAAAAGGATCCTGCTTTAGAAGAGCAGATCGAAAGCGTTCTGGATGACCACGGGGTGTTCTATGAGAAGGATGAAACATGGATCGCCTCGGAGAAAATGTATGAAGTAATTTACGAAATGGAGATCTTATACCATGGCGAACAAGATTAAGTACGGTCTGAAGAACGTCTATATCGCTCTGCAGACCGAATCCGAAGGCGCATATACATATGATTCGCCTGTAGCATGTCCTGGTGCAAAGAGCGTCTCTTTTGACGCGAATGGCGAGTCCAATCCGTTTTACGCTGACGACATCGTCTACTACAAAACATCAGGAAACAACGGATATCAGGGCGACCTTGAGATGGCACTGATCAGCGAGTGGTTCCGGATCAATATCCTGGGCGAAAAGAAGGATACCAACGGCGTCCTGGTAGAAGTCGCAGACGGTGCGGAGGCTCCCAAGTTTGCGCTTCTGTTTGAATTCCAGGGCGATGAGAAGGCTATCCGCCATGTCCTTTACAACTGCTCCTGCAGTCGTCCCGGCATCAATTCCTCCTCCAAAGAGGAGAATGTTGATCCTCAGACCGAGAGCGTGACCATCACCTGCGCTCCCAGGAGCGACGGCATGGTCAAGTCCAAGTCCGGGGATGACACCACATCCGCCGTTTATACCGGCTGGTACCAGAGCGTTTACGTTCCCGTGCTGACAGCGGCATCCGGAAGCGGGACCTGACGTCCATAACAGAAAAGGGAGAAGAACAGCATGATTGAAAGAACGATTCAGATCGACGGCAAGGACGTCCGGTTAAAGTCGAGCGGTATGCTGCCCAGGATCTACTGGGCCAAGTTCGGAAGAGATCTCTTTAAGGATTTTAATAACCTTAAGGACGACTACGGCGAGAACACGAAGGATGGAGAGGATGAAGAGAAAAAGGATATGTCTTCCATCTCCGTCAATAATCTTCAGGTCTTCGAGAACATTGCCTATGCGATGGCCTGGCACGCAGATCCGTCCATTCCGGACATTGAAGAGTGGCTGGAACAGTTCAACATCTTTTCTATTTACGAAGTCATGCCGGTCATTCTGACCATGTGGAACGCAAATCTGAAGACCAGCGTGGTGCCTAAAAAAAAATCAAGGAACAGAAGGCGCAGGAAGCCCGCGAGCTGACAACGCCCCTGTTCCTGCTCAGATGCCTGGAGGTCGGTCTCTCGATCAGAGATCTTGATCTTCTGACGGTCGGACTGGTGATCGATATATGGACAGAGATGGCAAATGACCGTGCGGAAAGCACCGGCACGGGCGGCGGAAGCAGTGGAGATACAGTCAGAGCGGCCACGCAGGAAGACTTTGACCGTTTTTAAGGAGCAGTTATGGCAGCAGGAGGAAGAATCAAAGGTATCACCATCGAGATCGGAGGCGATACCACAAAACTGGATAAGTCGCTGAAAGACGTCGACTCTACCATACGGCAGACTCAGTCGTCCCTTAGGGACATCAACAAGCTGCTGAAGCTGGATCCTAAGAACACCGAGCTGCTGACCCAGAAGCAAAAAGTCCTGGGCGATGCGGTCCAGGAGACAAAGTCCAGGCTCGCTCAGCTGAAAGAAGCCAGTGAGCAGGCCGCAAAGACCAAGGACAACTATGACGCCTTCAAGGCGAAATTCGACCCGATCCAGGCTGAAATAAAAGAGACAACCGATAAGGCTACAGATCTTAAGGATAAGCTCAAAAAGCTGGAAGAGAACGGCAAGATCGGTACTGAGGAGTACGACAAGCTCCAGAAAGAGCTGAAAGAGACCGAGGATCACGCCAAAGATCTCCGGAAGGAGGCAAAGGCGGTTTCTGATGAATTCGGAAATCCGATCAGTCCGGAGCAGTACGATGCGCTTCAGCGCGAGATCATCGAGACAGAGCAGAGCTTGAAGGACCTTGAAAAGCAGGCCAGGGAGGCCGCATCGGTCCTCGGCTCACAGATGCAGGCTGCCGGCGAAAAGATGAAGGAAGTCGGCAAGAAGGTCACCGATCTCGGAACAGATCTGACCACAAAGGTTACGCTGCCCCTAGCGGCCATTGGTGCTGCCGGTGTGAAGAGCTTCGCTGAAGTCGATAAGACAATGCAGCTCACGAACAAAACCATGGGCAATTCCGAGGAGCAGGCTCAGATGCTCAGCAAGGCCATGAAGGACGCCGCCATGAACAGCACATTCGGTATGAAAGATGCTGCGACAGCGACCCTCAACTTTGCCAGAGCCGGTCTTGACGCCGAACAGGCAGCGGCCGCACTGGCGCCTTCCATGAACTTGGCGGCCGGCGAGGGCGGGAACCTCGACACGGTATCCGCGGGCCTGGTAGCCACGATCAACGGCTTCCATGGATCTTTCGACGAGGCTGGGCACTATGCCGACGTGTTTGCGTCGGCTTGTAATAACTCGGCTCTGGACGTGGACAGCCTCTCCGGTGCAATGTCCGTGGCGGCTCCGATTTTCTCCGCTGCGGGCTATTCGGTGAACGATGCGGCTCTTTATATGGGCGTCATGGCAAACGCCGGCATAGAGGCAGATAAGGCGGCCAACAGCCTGAAAACAGGCCTGGCCAGACTGATCAGTCCAGCAAAAGACGGTGCCACGGAAATGGAGAAGCTGGGCATTTCCGTGACCAACGCTGACGGTACCATGAAGGACAGCACGCAGATCCAGAAGGAACTGCATGACGCATTCTCGCAGCTGTCCGAATCGGA